CAAAAGAACCAAGCCACAACAGAGATAACCGAAGCGAAAAAAACCGCATTTAACGAACTTTTAGAAACCTTGAAGCCGAAATTTAGCGGCTTATTTGCGGGCGTGTATTATATTCGCAATACTATCTACATTAATGGAGGATGGGAGCAAAAGGTGAAAGATTTGAGCGACTGCCCGCTAGAAAAAAACAAGAAATACGAAATAGAAGTATTTTTTAGTTTTTTGACGGAGAAAGCTGCAGAACAAAACGCTTATTTTGGATTAAAAACAACCGAAGACTTTTTGAAAGAAAGCATTCAAAAGATCACGCATAAATATAACTCACAAATCTATTATACCAAGCTTTTAGTGGAAAATGCGAGCGGTATTTTAGGTTTGTATCATGGCTATTTTCACGGAAAAATCAATTATTTTAATGAAGCGATCATAACAAGCATTAGAGAACTACCTAACGATACCATTATAAGCAAAGTATCTAATGGATCTAATTTTTCTAATGTTACAACATTCACGAAAAATTTGAACGACAACACAACAACAACAAGGAGTTAAAAAATGATTTTAGAAAACGCATGCGAGTTTAAAGACTATTTAGGAAGCGTGTTTGATGAAATGGGATTTTATGGGAGTTTTGAAGTAGTAGGGAATAACATTGAGCTTAACATTATCCCTAAAGACAATAACGAAACGCCGACTAAAGAACAGGTTTTAGAGAAACTCAAAGAACTCACGCTTAAAGCTAAAAAGCAAGAGCTAGAAAATCAAATTAACGCTATTTGTAAAGAAAAAATCGTTAAAGACTTTAGAAGTAGTGTTTTAGGAAGCCCTCATGCTTACGATTTGACTTTAGAAGATCAAGCGAACTTGCAAGCGCTAGTTATAGCGAACATTGATTCGGTTTTTAGGTGCGCTGAAGTTATTAACGGCGTTATAGGCGATAAGACCTATAAAAACCACACAAAAGAGCAAATTTTAAGACTATCACAAGAAGCTTTAAGATTCAAACAAAAACTGATCGTGTTTCACGGCAGAGAAAAAGAACGCTTAAACGCTATAAGCAGTTTAGAAGCGCTTGAAAAATTTGTAATTAAAGAATACTTGACATGAGGAAGTTTAGCGAGCCTATCGTGGCTGAGTTTAGCAATGATGGGAAGAGCTTGAGGCTTGTTGAAGGCTTTGAATACTACCTCAAAAACGATCATTCTAAAAAATTAATCATACCTAGCGGTTTTTCTAGCGATGGCTTCACGAACATGGGCTTTAGTTTTGTAATCCCACGATACGGGAGCGGTTTGAAGTGCGCGATACTGCATGACTACATGTGTGATGTTTTGAATGGTGTAGTCCCTAGACCGCACGATTTTATAATAAACACACGCAAAGAATGCGACGATCTGTTTTTAGAAAGCATGCTTGAAGTGAAAGCGTTTTCGGTATTTAAAGCGGTTTTGATTTATTACGCTGTGCGTTTGTTTGCTAAAGTGAAAGGCTTGAAATGATGCGAGTAGTGGTATTTGACACTAGCGGGATATTAGAAGCGTTTGATTATAGAGGCGTTTTAATACACACGCAAGAAATCAAAGAGAACCTAAACGCTAAATTACCATTAACGCAAAAGAACTTTTTCAAGTTTAACGGCGTTAGTTTTGGAGTATGCGAGGGCGTGGGCAATTTGGATTATAGAGATTATCCTAAAAATTTGAATTTTAACGCGCTTTTATGCGAAACCATAGAAAACTACCTATTGAACGCTAAAGAGCCAGAAAACAAGCAACAAAAGGCTTTATTAGTGGATTTTTTAGAAGTCTATGACAAGAACACAGAAAAAGGTTTCACCTACCTAAAACCTAGATTTTTTTTAGAAAAAGAAAAGGAATTGATAGAAAGGATTTTGAAATGATAGAAGTTAGCGAAGTGATAGCAAAAGTTAGAGAACGCTTAAACGACAACGAAGTAGGAAATTATGAAATTTTAGACAGCGTGCTAGTGGAAAATATCAATCAAGCGCTTTTAAAAATTTGTTTAGAATTTAAGCTTAACAAAGCGATCACAAGAGCCTTAATCACTGAAGAAGAACGCTTTTTAACGATAAACAACCTTTTAGGGATAGAAAGCGTTAAATTAGATAAGAAAGAAATAGAAAGCCGTAATACAATAGAAAAAGATAGCGGAGAATGTGAATTATTGATTTTGAGCGATAAGATAAGCGTAACGCCGTTTAGAAGCGGAGAGCTTGAAGTGGTGTATTATACTTATGAAGAAGTAAGTAACATTTTAGACACGATCAAACTGCCTAAAATATGCCTTGATGTTTTGGTGTATAGCGTTTTGTGCAACCTTTTAGAAATCCCTAACAATGAAACCAATTTTAGCGTTTTAGCGAATTATAAGCAGTTATTGAAGCTTGCTAAAGACAACTTAACGAATTATTTAAGTTTGATGTATTCTAAAAATATCCATTTTAGCAAAGTAGTGAGAGTTTGAGAGAGGTCCTCTTGAAGGACTATATCAACTTCAATCAAGAGGAATTACACAAGGTTTTTAAATGCTAACAACATTTAAACTAAACCAAAAAGAAACCGCTATTAGAAACGACAGAAAATCTAATAGCGAAAGAATATTAGCTAAAAGCAAAAATAAAAAATAGGGTTATGTTGATTTTTCAAATATAACCCTTAAAATAATTTTTACTTTTTGTTAAAGTTTGAATATCAATAAGAAAGGATAAGCATGGGTATCAAAGAAAAAGAGATCGAGCTAGAAACTCTAAAGCGTGAAATCGCGCAAGCGGAAGCGAGTTTGGAGCAAGATTTTATTAAGCACATGGTAGATAAGACTAACGAGAAAGTGGAAGATTTGTTTTTTAGCAATAAGCCCGAGTTTTATAGATTTGTTTTCACCGAGCAAAACAACTATTTGAGAGAAAAACTCACTGACAAGGTTAGCAAGGCGATGGCTTTAAGCGATGAAATCCAAAACGACAAGGACGCTGAAGAAATTGAAAAAGATAAGCAAGCGTTTTTAAACAAGCACCCTGAAGTGGATTTTAATGCGCTTTTTGAATTTTATGAAGAAGAAATGCCTAAACGCCTTAAAACGCAGATTGACAAGTTAGAAGGAGTGGCTTTTTTTGAAGCGATTTTAGATTATTTTAACGCAGTGAATGCTAAAGAAGAAGAGCCTAAAAGCGAAGAAAAAGAAGAAGAAAGCAAATTACCTAAAGAAGCTTTAGGTAATGGTGTGAGTGGCGTAGGATACGCTAACAACGAAAACATTATGACGAGATACTAATAAGGAGCGACCAAATGTTAGAAAAACTTAACAACATCAATTTTAACAACATTTCCAATAACCCGAATTTAGGGATAGAAGTCGGTAGAGAGATCCAAAACGCAAGCTGGATTAAAAGCCCGTTTTTTAGCATCACAGGCACAGGCGCAGATCGAGGCGTTAGACTTTTTAGCGTAGCAAGTCAACAACCATTCCGCCCAAGGATTAAAGCGCAACTAACTGGGAGCGGTGTGAGCGGTAATACAGATTTTGAGGCAAACTATGACAATTTAGAGATTTTGAGCCAAACGATCTATCCTGACGCTTTCGGTAATTCCTTAAGGTCTAAAATTAAGGCTTACAGTGAATTAGAGCGCATTGATTTCATTAAGGAAAGCGTGGATAGCTTGACTACATGGATGAATGAAGAGAGGGATAAAAGAATCGTTGCAAGCTTAACGAACGATTTCACGAATTATCTTTATAATTCTACGATGAATGTAGCGACCATTAGAAAAGCGATTTTTCACGCTAGAAACGGCTTAAAAGGAGATAATAGCAAAGCATTCCCGATTAAACCCATTAGAGCAACCATGCAAAGCGTGGGCAATGTGATGGTGCAAAACACAAGCTACATTATTCTATTAGACAGCTATCAAGCGAACCAATTAAAAGCCGATAGCGAATTTAAAGAATTGCGAAAGCTTTACGCCTTCGCTGGAGAAGATAAAGGCATGCTTTATAGCGGGCTTTTAGGTGTGATTGACAATTGCCCGGTGATTGATGCGGGCGTTTGGAATAAGCTAAATGTGGGCATGCCTAATTCTAGCGTGAGCGATAGCGATTTTTCACGCTACCTCAATAAAGCGAATGTTGAAAAAATTGTAACGCCAAGCCAACTCAAAGAAGCGCTAAAAACTAAAAACAAAGAAAACAAAGAAAACAAAGAAATCTCGATCGGCTGTTTGATCGGCGCTAGCGCGGTGTTATTAGCAGGCTCTAAAGAAACAAGGTTCTACATTGATGAAACCGTGGATGCAGGCAGAAAATCGCTCGTGGGCGTGGATTGTCTTTTAGGAGTCTCTAAAGCGCGCTATCAAAGCACGGACGGAGTAGTAACGCCTTATGATAATCAAGATTATGCCGTGATCGGTTTAGTGTCTAACATGGAATAAAAGGAGAAAAGAATGAAACAAAAAGTCCATAGCGTGAGCTATCTCGCAAAAGCGGAATTTGAGTTCAAAAACGGCGTTTATGATTTAGTGGCTTTACCCACAGGTGCAGAAGTGGTAAAGGTATCTTTAGAAGTGGTAGGTAATCCTACGGCTGGAAGCGTTAGCGTGGGTTTTAAAGATGAAACCACAAAAAACTATTTTTTGACGCTAGAAAATGTTAGCAACACAAAAAAGGAAGCTACAAGCGCTAAAGATTACACGGCTACAAGTAATAAGGTAGTAGTAGCGGAAGTGAAAACCGCAAACGGAACTGATACTAAAGGCGTGTTAAGAGTGTTATACTTTTTGCCGAGCGTGATTGAAGTAGAGTATTAAATAATTTAAGCATTTTTCAAATGTTTTCAAATGTTTTGAAATGTTTTCAAATGTTTTGAAATGTTTAAAAATGTTTAGAATGCTTGAAAACTTTAAGAAAGGCTAAAAAATGTTTTTTAAGAACCCTTTAAACGATCCGAACTACTTTAAGCCACAAAACGCTATTAACACGCAAGAGAGTTTTAACGCACCGAAAAACTTTGGCTTATTAAATTACCATAAAACGAGTTATAGCGATTTTTTGAACGATTATAAGCCTACACCAACGCCTAAAACTTCTAAATTTTCTAACTTCATGGAGAATGTAGGAGGTTATGGAGGTTTAGGGATGCTAGGAGGAGCGATCGGAGGTTTAGGGAGCTTGATCGTGGGAGCGATCAATTTTAGCGAGCAAAACAAGAGCGCTAAAGAAAGCGCTAGAATGGCAAGAGAGCAGTTTGAATTAGAAAAACAACGCTACAACGCACGAGAGCAAGAACGCTTACAAAACAGAGAAGCTATTGACAATATCGCTAAAAATAACGCTGACATAATGACAAGGTTTTGAAAAAACAATAACCCTTAAAATCAAGCCGAACTTTAGCTAATCTTTAGCTAAAAGAATAAGGCTTGATTATGGACTTCACCACACTACAAAACGATTTTTCTAACGACTATCAAAAGGCTTTAATCGCTAATAATGAATTTTTAGAAGCCAAGAAATACTACAACGGGAACCAACTCCCGCAAGATGTTTTAAACATTATTTTAGAGCGAGGGCAAACGCCAATCGTTGAGAATATGTTTAAGGTGATCGTGAATAAGATTTTAGGTTATAAGATAGAAAGCATTAGCGAAATACGATTAAGCCCTAAGCAAGAAGAAGACAGAGCATTAAGCGATTTATTAAATAGTCTTTTACAGGTTTTTATACAGCAAGAAAATTATGATAAATCCATGATAGAGAGAGATAAGAACCTTTTAATAGGTGGGTTAGGAGTGATCCAATTATGGGTATCACAAGATAAGGAAAAAAATGTAGAAGTTGAAATTAAAGCCATAAAACCCGAAAGCTTTGTAATAGATTATTTTTCTACAGATAAGAACGCATTAGATGCAAGGCGTTTTCATAAGATGCTAGAAATTAGCGAGCAAGAAGCCTTATTATTTTTTGGTGATAGCGTGATAGTGAATTATTCTAATGTGAATCACGAAAAAATAGCGAGCGTGATTGAAAGCTGGTATAAGGAATACAATGAAGAGAGCCAAAGCTATGAATGGAATCGGTATTTATGGAATAGAAGCGCTGGGATTTACAAGAGCGAAAAAAAGCCTTTTAAGAATGGCGCATGCCCTTTTATCGTATCTAAGCTATACACGGACGAGCTAAACAATTACTACGGATTGTTTAGGGATATTAAGCCCATGCAAGATTTTATTAATTATGCTGAAAACCGCATGGGGAACATGATGGGAAGTTTTAAAGCGATGTTTGAAGAGGACGCCGTGGTAGATGTAGCGGAATTTGTAGAAACTATGAGCTTAGACAATGCGATAGCAAAAGTTAGACCGAACGCTTTGAAAGACCACAAGATCCAATTTATGAACAATCAAGCGGATTTAAGCGCTTTAAGCCAAAAAGCCGAACAAAAACGCCAATTATTAAGGCTTTTAGCTGGCTTGAATGATGAAAGCTTAGGAATGGCAGTCAATAGACAGAGTGGGGTATCGATCGCACAAAGAAAAGAAAGCGGTTTAATGGGGCTACAAACCTTTTTAAAAGCGACTGATGACATGGATCGGCTGATTTTTAAATTAGCGGTTAGTTTCATTTGCGAGTATTTCACTAAAGAACAAGTCTTTAAAATCGTAGATAGGAAATTAGGAGATAGATATTTTAAGATCAATTCTAGCGAAGACAACAAGATAAGACCGCTTAAATTTGATCTGATTTTGAAATCCCAATTAAAGACAGAGAGTCGGGACGAAAAATGGAACAACTGGAACGAACTATTAAAGATTTTAGCGCCAATAAGACCGGATCTAGTGCCTAGCTTAGTGCCTTTGATGCTAAACGACATGGATAGCCCAATAACTAACGATGTTTTAGAAGCGATACAAAACGCTAACGCTATGCAACAACAAAACGCTGAAGCAAACGCTCCTTATAACCAACAAATCCAAGCCTTACAAATTCAAAAACTACAAGCTGAAATCATGGAATTACAAGCTAAAGCGCACAAATACACCGAACAAGGAGCGTTAAGTCAAACCACGAACGAAAGCGAAAAAATTAACCAAGCCGTAGCGATTACAGAAATGCAACAACAAAACGCCAACAACGCTAATAATGAAGAAAGCAATAACAAGCCGAAAAAGAAACTTAAAACGAGCGACAAAACGACATGGCGTAAATACCCGAGCGCGCAGAATTTGGATTATTGAAATGAAGTTTTTAGAAATGTTAGCGCTTAGCGTTTTGATTGTGATTTTAGGGATTAGCTTTATTGTAGCGGTTTGTTTTTCTTTTGGAGCGTTAGCTAATGGATAAGCAAAGAGCTTTAAAAGAATTAGCGCGTAGGGAATTAGCAAGGCGTGATTTTTACCAATTCGTGCGCTTGAAGTGGGAAAGGTATGAGAATAAGCCGTTTCTAGACAACTGGCACATTAAATATTTATGCAAAGTTTTAGAATGCACGCAACCTAACACATGCCAAAGCGATGAACTAATCAAGCGTTTGATCTTAAACATGCCTCCAAGCTATGGCAAAACCGAAATTATAGCGAGATGCTTCATAGCGTGGAGTTTAGGCAAAGACAGGACAAAAAAAATCTTTTATATCTCTTATAGCGATGAATTATGCAGAAAGATCGCTAACCAAGTAAGGGATTTAATGAGTAGCTTTTTTTATCAAAGTATATTTTTTGATGAGCCTTTAGAGTTTTTGCAAAACAACGCAAGGGAGTTTATTTTACGAGAGGGTGGAGGCTTATTTGTAACGACTTTAAAAAGCGCGCTTACAGGTTTTCACGCTAACCAGATACTCATAGATGATCCTATTAAAGTGAGCGGCATGAACTCTAAAAAAGAAGTGAGCCTCGTTAATTACAATTTTAAAGAAAGCGTAATATCACGCTTACAAGATACGAGATCTAATATAACAATTCTCATGCAACGATTAGGAAGTAATGATTTATGCGGGTTTTTACAAAGCGAGCGAGAGTTTGATGAAGAAACGATCAAAAAATGGAAAATTATACAGCTTAAAGCCTTGAACGAAAACCAAGAAACCTACAAAATAAAGGATTTTGAACACATAAGAGAGAAAGACACGCCGTTATTTGAAGCTAAGCACAATAAAGAGCAATTAGAAGCTTTAAGGTTGCAAATGGGAAACGATGAATTTAGCGCTCAATACCAACAAGATCCAGTCGTTAGCAGTGGTGGGTATTTTGATCCGCAGTATTTGAAGAAAGTTTTCACGCATGAATTAGGAGAGATGAACACTTATATTTTTGTAGATAACGCTTTAAGCTTGAGCCAAAACGCAGATAATAGAGCTATTGTAGTCGTGGGCGTTGAAAATTATAATCAAAGCGTTCGGTATATCGTTTTAGATTGTTCTTTTGGGATATGGAGCGAAGAAGAAACCATTAAACACATTCTAGCAGCTAAAGAAAAATACAAGGACGCAAAAACCTTTATAGAGAGCGATGGCGGAGGTTTAGTATTGTATCGTTTGCTTTTAGTGGCTTTAGCAAGACACAACCAAGAAGCCAAAGAAAACAATAAGGAATTATTAAACGATGAGATCATTTGCTACACGCCAAGCCGAAAGATCTCAAAAGTGGATAAAATCAAAGCGATAAGACCTTTTTATAATACCGGTTTTTTAGTGTTTAGCCATTCTAGCAACAATACCGAACAGATAGAAAAAGAACTTTTTAGCTTTAACCCCGATAAGCCTTTTAAAAAAGATGATTGTATAGACGCATTAGCGAGCGCGATAACGCATGAGAGCGTGAAAGCGCCCATAAAACGAGAGATTAAAGAAACTTATAACGCTAGGTTTAAAGCCAGACCGACATGGAGAATTTAATAACCCTTAAAATAAAGCCTTGATTAGGTTTAAATAAAAGAAAAAGAAAGGTTGATAATGAAAAATATAAATCTTATTAAACATTTTAAAAAGGTTGAAAACATTAAAAAAAAGCGTTTAGCGTTTAAAAAGGCTGATAAGAGAGCGTTAGAGCTTTTAAAGAATAAAGGTTATAGGGATTTCATGGCTAAAGTTAAGAGCAAAAGACAAAGCGATGATGAAATTTTAGAAAATTTAGAGTTAAGTTATCTTAACGCTGAAATTTAGGAGTATGCGCATGTGGAATGAAAAATTTTTGAAAGTGATCCCTGCAGTGGTGTTTTTGTTTTGCGTGTTAGAGATTTTTGAACTCGTTTTAATCATTGACGACATGAACAAGACCGAAAAACTAGAAGCCGAAATTAGGAATAATTTAAAGGCTTTAGAAGACATCACGATTTTATTGAACGAGCATTTAGAAGGCATGCAGTTAGAACATTTTAAGATCAATAAGCACGGCAAATAATGCAACAGCATTTAATCGTTTTAGGGTTTGAAGTTTCAAAATTCATTCCGTATTTTTTGGTGCTAATGATCGGTTTATTTGTGGGTTTTTTGTATGTTTTTAGAAGTATTAGGAACGAAGACTTTAGAAACAGAACCGAGAAAGTGATCTATATTATTCAAGGCGTGGGATCGAGCATGCTAATCACATGGATAAGTTACGAAATCACGGATTATTTTTTTAACTTGCCGACCAGTTTGTGTGTAGCGATTAGTGGAGGCGTGGGGTATTTAGGATCGGAGAGCGTGAGCGCTTTAGCGTTAGATAGTTTAAAAAAAAGGTTATAAAATGGATTTGACAAATTTAGAAAACGCTTTAAATAATGGGAATTTTAAAGAGCAGGTTTATTCTAGTTTGGAGGGCGTGTATCAAATTTCTAAGGTTTTAAACCAGTTAGATCTATTAAAAAACTTTAGCGATCACGATTTAGAAATAGTAGGAAAAGTGCAAGCGATTAAAACCGCATTAGCAGGCTATGAGATAAGCGAGCAAGAACTAAAAGCGCAAATTAACGCCTTAGTAACTAGTTTAGAAGCGAAAAAGCAAGAATTAGAAGCGCTATTAAACACGCAATTACAAAGCGTTGGAAGTAGCGAAAAAGAAAAGCTAACACAAGCAGGAAACGCCTTAAAAACGCAACTTATAAGCGAACTCACAGAAGCTAAAAACAATCTAGCGCAAAGCTTAAAGCCACAAATACAAGGCATAACGAAGTTTTTAGGTATCTATGTTTATGGGCGTCAAACGCTATTTAAAAATGAAAGCGATGAATTTATAGAATTGTTTGAATTTGCTAATATCCATTTAGAAGCTAATAAAAGCTATATCGTTCAATTTAGCATGCCTTATGAATTAAGCACGAACGGGCTTTATAGCGAGAGCATGGGCGAAATGGTGTTGTGTTTAAAGGCTAATTCTAAAGCGTATCCGATCATAAATAGCTTTTATCAAAACAAGACAGCTAACTTATCCAGTGGTAATAAAATCATAGATATTTATAGAACTAATTGTATTTTTGAAACGCCTAGCGAACAAGGGGATTATAAAATAGCGGTATTTGCTAGGAAACATAAAGATTTATGGGTGAATGTGAATTACACCGCTAACACTGGCGGTTTTGAAACGAGCTTTTTAAATGATGCGAAATTTAGAGATTTGACCACGCAAAGCATACCGACAACCTATAATAATGATTGGGTGTTTTTTAAGCATTCTCAAGCGTTAGTTTTTGAAATCATGAAATGAAGCTTTTATTTTTAGCGTTTGTTGTTAGCGTTAGCTTTAATGCATGCGCTAAAAAAGTGATCTATCACGAGGTGAAAGTGCCGATTAAATGCGATATTGAATTACCAACAAGACCAAGCGAGCATTTAGAAACATTAGAATATTTGCGAGCGTTATTGATTTATACGGAGACGCTAGAAAACGATTTGAAGTTTTGCACAAAACAGCCATAAAATAACCCTTAAAATAAAGCCTTGATTTTGCTTAAAATACAAAGAAACTAAAGGAAGTTAATGTATTTAGCGCTATTAGAAAGAAAACACGATTTAAGACAGCTCACACGAAAAGACAAGAAAGAAAGCGGAATGCTAGGAAATTTTAGAGTGTTTGAAAGCACGCACGATCAAGGCATAAGCGATAAAGCGATAATCAAACACTACGAAAAACAAAACCCGCTTTTTAGTTGCTTTTCCTTAGAAAACAGCGGAGAGCCAACGGACACGCCAAATTTAGATAAACCGATAATAGCGAGAGATTACGAACTAGAATGGAGCGATACCAGTTGCACAGTGCCTAAAGAATACCAGAATAAAAAATGCGATAACAAACGCCATGAAGTGTTGCAGTTAGTAGATCCTAATAACAAGGATTTCAAAAACCGAAAAATTTTAATCCATGTAGGAAACAGCGCGCATGATACTTTAGGGTGTGTTTTGTTAGGGATGCAACACGATGAAGAAATGATTTATAAAAGCAACGAAGCGGTAAAAAAGTTTTTTGATTTAGTGAAAGAAAAAGGCGTTAATAACTTTTTGTTTAAGGTGGTTGATAAGGTTTAAAGAATGGATACAACACGATTTATAAGAAACTTCATTCTTTTCAAAGAAGCCTTACAAAAGCAAAATTTCAATAACAAAGACTTGAACACCACGAGCATGCAAGCAGCCTTACAAAGCGAGCAGTTAGCTTTAAGTGAAGAAGCGCAATACTTGCAGAGCGAGCAAGTAAGGGCTAAAATGCAAATAGATTTTTTAGGAATGCAAGCGAACTTGCAAAACGCCAAAGCCGAAACACTAAACAAGCTAATCCAATGCCAAGCAATGATAAAAAGCCTAAAAGATAACGCTATGATAAACCGAGCGAACGCATTAGTAAGCTTATTGCAAGTGCAAGCGAACGCAGCTAATGGGATCACAGCGAGCAATTTTGAAGCAGCGTTTAAGATTATCGCACAGATCGGATCAGAATACAATCAAATCACCTTAAATAATGGGAGCGTGAGCGTGAACGAAAAAGAACAAACCAACGAACTCAAAGCGACATTAAACAAGCTGAGTAAGGAATTAGATAAGTTGAACGAACAAAGCGAAGTTAATTCTATACAAGTTTTTAGCGATAAATTAGAAGTGTTGAAAGACGCACCGACAAGGTTATGGGGATTTAGCACTTTATCTAATGCGAACGAAGGGTTTTATAATGAAGCGAACGAACAAATAGCAAGCGGTAGCGTGTGTTTATTTAGAAGCGATAAGGTAGGGAAGCATACAATAACATTTAAAGCGAGCAAGGATAATATAACCTTGAGCAAGAATATCACTATAAGCGTGGTATCAAACAAACTCAAAGAAAGGACAAACTAATGGCTTATTTTGAAAGCATTACAGCAGGCAGAGGCGGTTTAGATAGTTTTAATCAAGCGTTGAATAACCAACGATATGCTAATTTGGTATTAAATGAAAGCATGGGCAATTTTGCCAACACGATCGCTAACGCAGGAAGCCTTTTTGATAACGCTAAAATCAGAGAAGAAGCCTTAAAATATCAAAGAATGCGAGATTTAAGCAACGACAAAAAGCAAGCTCAAGCGTTTGACTTGCAAAAAAGACAAGCCGAACAAAGCATGGATTTTGCTAAAAGACAACAACGCATGAATGAAGAAAGCCATAAGCAAAACAAAGCGCTAAACGATCAGAGATTGAGAGCGATGAAGCTTGAAAACGCGCTAAACCAAGATCAACAAGAATGGCTTAAAAAAACAATACCAAGCGCTAAAGCGAGCGTATCAGTAGATAATAATGCTAAAACGCCAACAACTCCAACAACACCAACAAAGCCAACAAACACGCTTAACCCACAAAGCACGCCAAAGCCAACCACGATAACTAAAGAAGAATTTAAAGCGCTTTACGCTAATCCTTTTTTTAGATACTAATGCCTTATGATTTGATTTTTAAGGTTTTTAGGGGGTTTATGCCTTATATTATCATCGTTTTCTTGCTTATTTTTAGCGCTAACCTAAAAACTAAATTAGCGTTAGCGAATGAAAGACTGACTACTAGCGAAGCGCATTTAATCAAGCAAAACGAAACGATCCAAGCGCTAGAATTAGAAAGCCAACAATACAAAGCTAACAAGCTTTTAGAAACAACAAAGATAAAAGACAAATACCATAAAATCACCATTAAAGACAACACATGCGAAGCGAAGTTAGAAAGCTATGAAACGCTTATAAACGCTTTTAGAAAATCTAACCCTTGAAATAAATTTTTACAATTTGTAAAATTTTTTGTAAAGATAGATAGCAAGGAGTGGAAAAATGAAACTCTACAATAAGATACAAGAACTCATTAACGAAAGCGAATCGCTTAAACAAAAAAATAATGAAGTTCTAGGATTAGCTAAAAACGAATTAAGCGAGCTAGTCAATACTAAAGCTAACGAAAACTTAGAAAGCTTAAAAAACCAATTTCAAGGCTATTTAAACGGGCAATTAGTAGAAATACCAATAATAGTAAAAAAAAAATGTTAAGGAGCTTGTCAATAGTGAAAAGCTAACTAAAGAAATACACAACGATCTAATAAGTCAATTTGACAAGCAAGCGATCACAAACGCTTTAAAGCAGGAAATCAAAAACGAGATAAAAAGCGAGCTTGATAATCTTTTAAGCGATAGAGAGCTACAAAGCGAACTACAACAGGCTAAAAACGAAATCATAAGCCAAACCACGAACGACACCACAAACGCCTTAACAAGCAAGATTTTAGGGATTTTAGAAAGCAAGTTAAACGCTATCACTGAAAGCGTGATTAAAAATTTAGATTTTAGTTTTTTGAGCGCACAACCGAAAGCGTTTTATAGTGTGATTAACGAAAACTTAAAAGAAATGTTTTTAAAAGAGCTTGAAAGCGAGTTTTTAAAGAAATACATTAGAGAAAGCATTGATAACGCTTTAAAAGAAGCCGAGAAACTCAAATCTTTAAGATTAGCGGAGTTAAAAGCGTTATGTTATTTGCAAGTAACGCTAGAAAGCCATAAGGTGCAATTATTGCAAAACGCTTTAATGATTGAAGCCGATATTTTAAATAATAAGATGAAAATAGAAAATGAGATCGCTTATAATTTGAAGCGAAAAGAACTCATACAAGAGGGCAAGCTAGAAGATGAAGCGTTTAAAAAATACATTTTTAAGGTAATTTGACAGAAAGGACAAAGCGATGAATGAAAAAACTCAAAGTGAAACTTTTGAAGAGCAATTAAACAGCCTTTATAAACCGATGAAACAAGCTCCAGAAAGCGGTAATAATCAAGCGTTAGGTAATAATCAAGCGTTAGGTAATAATCAAGCGTTAGGTAATAATCAAGCGTTAGGTAACCAAGATTTAGAATCTGAGCCGTCTTATATTTCTACCGGGATCGCTTATTTGGACGATAAGATCAAAAATAGAAGCATTACAGCGTTTGACTACTACATGGCTAAAAAGTTTTTAGGTTTGGATTTGAATGTGAATTTAAACGGAAACTTAAACATCAAAAGCGAAAATCAAACAAAAATAAAAAATCTAACGAGCGCTACAAGCAAAATTTACGACGGTTTAAAAGCGCTAAATTTGGGCGACAGGTTGATAGAAAAAGCGCAAGATAACAGCGGGATTTTTAGCGCTCTTAAAAGGTTAGCCAATGAAAAAACTAGCGGGCTTTATGGCTTAAACAGCGATGAAGCAGAGACAGTGAACGCCTTAAAAAATTATTCTTATTCCACAGCTAGGCAGATGGGCGGACAGCTCACTAATCAAAAAATCAAAGACGCGCAAGAAATGACGAAATTTGGTTTTAGAAGCAAAGAAGAAAACACCGCAAGATTAGGAGAAAATCAAAGCCGATTGATTCAAATTTTAGAACAAGATGTAAACAATTTAGAGAGTTTAGGCGGTAAAGTGCCTGAAAGCGTGATTTTAGAGCTAGTGAAGCATAAAAAACGCCTTGAACACATTCAAAAAAATCAAGGAAAAATCAAATTAAAAGAATACCGACAGATCACACCTTAGCTTAATGAAAGGCAACTAATGGAAGAAGAAAAAGAAAGCGAAAACGCCAATATAAGCGAAACCGAAAACGCCAATATAAGCGAAAATAAAAACGAAAACGAACCAATTTCAAAGATCGATCTAAAAAGAGCGGTTAGGGAAGCCTTTGAAGATACTTTAGCAACGCAAGCTGAGATCGCCGCTAAATTCAATATAAGCCGACAAACATTGAACCAATGGGCCAAACAAGGCGAATGGACGAGTAGGAAAATTTTCAATGAAATAAGAGCGATGTATGAAACGCTAGGCATGAGCATTAGAGAACTAGCGCAAAAATATAAGATGAGTGAACCTAATCTTAGGTATATCAAAATGCGCCAAAATTGGCAAAAACGCAGAATCACGAAACAATTAGAAGAAAAAGAAGTAAAAGAGATTTTAGGCGATAAGCTGACCGAAAAAAACATGGATTTATTCTTAGATACAAAAAAAGAAGAAGTTAAGGAAACGATAAAACAAAGCTTAGAACATTTAAACCTCGATCCGATCGTTTTAGAAGCGATCACAGAAACCACGAGCGACGAACTACTATTGAAAGCGATGAATACCGCTTACATCAAAAAGCAGATTTTATTTTGTGCGGTAGTGGCTAGAGGTGAGCTTATAAAGATGATTAAACGAGCGAGCTTGACTAATAACGAAAAGGATAGCGCTAATATTATCGTAGCGGCTGAAAAAGTTTCTAAACTTTTCATTGATGCGGGCGTTAGCTTATTTGGAAAAGAACAAATCCAAGTAATAGAAACTAACAATGAAAACAATATAGCGCAAATGAACATGAGCGAACTTATAGCGCTAGCGAACACTGATGATAATGTAGATTAG